AGTGTTTACAAAAATAATGCCTGATGGTATGTCAGGTAACTTAGATGATAAAGCAGGTTACTGTGTAACATGTGTACAACATTGTAAGAATAGAAATGCACTTATAGACAATCCTGATGTTCATACAGGAGTTGGCAGTACTACACCTGATTAATTCTGATAAATAGTACATTATGCCAAGAATCAGTTTATGGAATCCGATAAAAACGAATGACTACAAGTTCACAGATAGAATTGTAGGCGAGCACATCTATGCCGGTGGTACTGGTGTAAATATACACAAATACATAGGTGTAAATGTAGCAAACGATGGTTCCGATCCTACTAGACCTTCTGCAGAAGCAGGCACTAACAATGAAGTGTTTATTCAAGATTTATTATTTTTAGAAAACAGAGATAGAAAATACGATAAAGATATCTATGAATTAAGAGGTCAATATAATATTGCAGAAAACGATGCATACGATTTAACACAATTTGGTATGTTTTTAGCAAATGATACTTTGTTTATGAACTTTCATACAGAAAGTATGGTAGAAGCAATAGGTCGTAGACTTATGCCAGGTGATGTTTTAGAACTACCTCATTTACGTGATGATTTACTATTAGGTAGTGACGAAGCAATAAACAGATTTTATGTTGTTACAGACGGAAGTAGACCAGCAGAAGGGTATGATCCACGTTGGTGGTCACATCTTTGGAGAGTAAAATTAGGACCTATAACAGATAGTCAAGAATACAGAGATATACTTGGTACCGGTGAAGAAGAAGGTGATCTTAGAAACTTAATTAGTACATATGCTAACGAAATTAATATAAGTAATAAATTACTAGAACAAGCAGAAAACGATGTACCGTATGATACTCAATACAGAGATACAGCACATCTATATTTTGATGATTCTGTACCTGACAAACCTGCACCTGGATTAGACTTTGGAGGAGCAGATGGGTTACCTATAAATGGTTTAAATATTGTAGGCAGTGGTTCTTCATTTCCTACAAGCGGTACTAGTGACGGCGATTACTTTTTAAGAACGGATTTCACTCCAAATAGACTATTTAAAAAATCAGGAACACGTTGGCTTAATGTCAGTACCGATAATACTGGTGTTTGGTCTGCGGCAAATAAAATTTTAAGTACATTTATAAACAACGATAATATAACTTCGGTTAATGGGTCGACAGAACCAGAAAGAGTAAATTTAAGCAAAGTTGTAAAACCAAAAACGGATAACTAATGGCAGGTAAGAATTTAGATTATTGGTACGACGAACAGATAAAAAGATATCTGTTACAACTTGTAAGAGTATTTTCTAATTTTAAAGTTAGAGAATTTACAAAAGACGGAATTAACTATAATCGTGTACCGGCAAGGTATGGCGATAGTAGTAGAATGGTTGCAAGTATATTGCGTAATAATTCTGAAAACGTTATCAATAGTGCACCATTTATTGCAGTTACAATACAAAGTATTCAACCAGCAAGAGATAGAACACATGAACCGTTTTTAGTAGACACAACACAGGTTGCAGAAAGAGAATATGATGCTGATACTAATACTTATAGTAATACGCAAGGCAACTTATATACTACACAAAGATATATGCCAGTGCCATATAACTTAACATTTACTGTTGATATATGGACAACTAATACAGATACAAAATTACAAATTTTAGAACAAATTTTTGTTTTATTTAATCCAAGTATACAATTACAGTCTAATAGCAATCCGCTAGATTGGACAAGTGTATTTGAAATTGAGTTATCTGATATATCTTGGAGTAGTAGAAGTGTTCCTGCAGGAGTTGACGAAAGTTTAGACATTTCATCATTAACATTTAATTCACCTATTTGGATTAGTCCACCAGCAAAAGTTAAACGTCAAAATATTATACAGCAGATAATAGCAGATGTGCATTCAACAAGTAGTATTGCCGATTTAGGCTACAGCGAAGATTACGCAGATTTCTTTGGTAATATTCCTGATACATTCGAAATAATTGTTACTGCTGGAGATTATAAGGTTCAAGTTACAGGTAATAGTGCAATCCTAATAGATGAAAATGAACAACCAATTGCTTGGTCTAATATAATAGAACAACAAGGAAAATTATCAGCAACAAGTTTGCTAAAGTTAAACATAGGTAACGATAGTGATAACGATCTAGGATTATTAGTCGGCACAGTTACATCGCATCCTACATCTCCTACAACATTAATATTTAATTTAGATGCAGACACATTACCTACAAATACTATTAATGATGTAAATAAAATAATAGATCCTCGTGAAAATTATCCAGGTGATGGCACATTAGATGCTGTAACAACCGGACAAAGGTATTTAATTACTCAACAAATTACTGCATCAGGCTACCCAAATTGGAATGTTGATGCTGATGAAAACGATATTATAGAATACAACGGCAGTAACTGGATAGTAGTGTTTGATGCTAGTTCGATAAGCGAAGAGCAATATGTTACAAACACATTTACATCAAAACAGTATAGGTGGATAAACAATAACTGGATAAGTAGTTATGAAGGAGAATACAATCCTTCATTTTGGAGATTAACACTTTAATGACTACTACGGCGGCAGGAGTTGTATTTCTTGCTAAAGACACAGGCAGATGTTTATTACAACTTAGAGAAGGCAACAAACGATTTAATAATACCTGGGGATTTTGGGGAGGAATGATTGAAGACGGAGAAACTCCATACGAATGTATTACTAGAGAACTAGACGAAGAAATTGGGTTTGTTCCAGAACTACAAAAACTCAATCCCATAGACGTATATCAAAGCAAAGATAAAAATTTTTATTATTACAGTTTTGTATATGTAGTTGAGAAAGAATTTATTCCTGCACTCAATTGCGAAAGTGCCGGGTATGCTTGGATTGACATTGGTGTCTGGCCTAAGCCTTTACATAATGGCTCCCATATTACTTTAAATAAAAACGGTGGCACAGAAAAACTACACACTATACTTAAAATTCATTCTCGATAAATATTAGTATGAGCAAAGGCGAAATAATCGATTTTGTACTTTTGCGGATAACTACTGAACTAGATAAGTTCGACAGAACAACTACAATTCCACATACACTACTAGAAGGGGCTATAGAAATAGACCAGATTAAAGATGTCTATTATGAGAAGTTATCTCTGAAGTATCAACAAATATTTGATAAACTCTATAAAGAGTATAACCAAAAACTTGGCGAAAATATTGGTTCAGTAAAAAAAGCAATGAAAAACGATTATGCAAGTGTAATACAAAATTTTCGTACTGAACATGATAGTTTTAGATTTAAACAAGTTATGAATTCATACCGCCCTGGTATAAATCCTGTAAGAGCATTATATTACCAAACACGAGATGTAATACGAAGATATAATTCTGAACATCCTTATCATTACTGGTTAATAGACTTAGTTACAGATTTAGAATTTAATAATATTTTATTAGATGCTTTAGCAACTGATGTTAAAAAAATTGAAAAGATATTAAAAAGATATTATTTTCCCTTAATTAAACACAGCAAAGGAGTGCCATTAGAATTATTTCATGCAAAACAACAACTAAAAGATTTTAGGCATTACTATTTGTTTTTTAGAAGTATTAAAGACTGGAAGCCGGACGAATAATTAGTATATTTTTCTTACGTCATAACCAACGGGATTTACAACTCGTATTTCGTGCTTAACACCTAATAAATCTGTAAAAATTATATGTTTGGTTGTAAGTTTTTTTATTTTTTTAGCACGATAAGTTTTAGGAGCATCGTTTTGTATTGTGGTTCCATCTTCTAGCAGTCTAGTTTCGCCAGGGAAGAAAATAGTTATTTCCCATTCTTCTCTAATAAGTGTTCGCCACCAATGTTTAATTTTAGACCAAATACTGACCTTAATTAAAACTTCTTCTTCTTTTTGCTGTATTTTGTTCTGTGCCATAGTAGTATTTATCACTTACTAGTCTTTCGTTCTATTCCGTCCCATTCGCCTTTAGGCATAGGTTGTTTTATCCTGTTTGCATAAAGTTCTGCTAAAGTATCGTTCCAGTTGTGCTCTTTGATAATTTCTATTTGGTTTGCACATTCGGCCCATGCTCTGTTTTGATAACTATCAACCATTCTGTTTACAACTCTTGCATACTTGTGGTCTCTTAATATAGTGTAAATTGTTACCGGATCAGTTTGTCCTTTTACTGCTATTTTATCTAGCATAGTTAAATTTTCTGGTGTTGTAATTTGGCTTAGTGTATGCTCTGTAAACATAAAGAATACACCGTACTCTTTGGTTTGTGCTTCTAAACGTGCCGCTAAGTTTACACTATCACCTAAAACTGTGTAATCAAAACGTTGGTTACTGCCCATATTACCTACTACTGCATCGC